ATATAGAAACAAGAGAGTGGAAACCACATACTTGGTATAATAATGCTGCAGATTCTTATGGTTCTGAAGAGACAATGGAACTTGATGTTCAAGGTATTACACCAGAACTTCAACAGTTATTAACACCTATTATGATACAAGCTGGTTCTGCATATAATAGCAAATATTCATATCCTTGTGAAAGAACAACACAGATAATGGATAAGTTTACTGGAATAAGATTTAATCGTTATGGTGGTGGACAGATTATGAGACAACATATGGATCATATTCATTCAATATTTGATGGTAAAGAGAAAGGAATACCAGTTCTAAGTTTCATATTAAATCTTAATGATGATTATGAGGGTGCTGATTTGTATTTCTGGAAAGATCATATAGTTAAATTAGGTAAGGGTGATATTATTATGTTCCCTTCTCTATTCTTATTCCCACATGGTGTAACTGAAGCAACAAAAGGTAAACGCTATTCAGCAGTATCATGGGGATGGTAACTATGTATGAACCCGAAGTTGATGATTATGTCATCTGGACTACAGCACTCGGTATGAAACATGAAGGATGGGTTTATTTTAAAGGAGATAAAGTAGATAATGAATTTAGAATTAAAAATGGATGGAATCCATCTGAAAGATATATTACAATCGAAACTTCTGTTAGACCTAAACCATATTGTGAACATTCAAAGAATGACCCACACAAATACATTCATACGTTATTATTATGTTATGAGCAAAATTGGAGTGAATTAAAGTTTATCAAGAAAAGACAGAAGAAATCACCAGATCATTATGCAGAGTATGATGATATATCTGGTAACGAGTAGGCATAAATTTTTGTTAAAATGTATCAGCAAATACAAACACAATTTGCATAAATAATGGTAGAATTAGGGATAACAAGATGATCTAAATCTCGTTGTTATTGTAATTTATTTGGAGGAGATTAATGCACAACTTAATTTCATTTAATCAGTTAGCAGGTTCATACGAAGATGAACATGATACGAAGCTCACGGAATACTACGAGTGCCTAATCGACTGTGAAGACGACCAACACATTTGTAAACGTATATGTAAGGAGGTCTTAGTTTAGTTAAATTTGTAGTCAACTAATCTATTCACATGTTAATTCACTCACATCCACCTTAAATAGGTCACACTCTAGTAAAATTTTCAATAACCCTTGACAAATATTGTCAGGGGTTTTATAATGCCTATATAATACAGGTCAAGACATTCCATCAATGGTCTGTCATGTTCCTTATCTTAAACCATAGTTTCAAGGAGTCTGAAATGGCAACAGCAAAAGATTTTTACGCATCTTTTCCAGTAAATAAGATTAGCGTACCCGATTGGACACACTTAGGTGTAACATCTCCATCAAGTCCAACAATAAAGTTATCTTGGGATCAAATTCATATTGATGACGAGACAGGTAATAATACAAAGGTCGAAACACATACAGCAGCAGAAATTGAGAATCTAAGACAATCATTTGCAACAAATGTTGATTCTAGTCAGTTTCCACCTGCAATAGTATATCGTGGTAAGCAATATGCTAAACCTTGGGAATTAAAGTATGGATTTGGTAGAGCAGATGCATTACAAGAACTAACTGATGGTTGGTTCTTCACTGTTCTTGAAGGAACAGAGGATGCAATCGAAGATGTACAGGCACAAGAGAATGAGGGATTACCAAAACGATTGAACGAAGAGATTGATATGAGAAAGTTTCTTATTGGTAAAGTAAATAAAGGAGCAATCAAGAAAACAGAGAAGTCAATTCGTGCTAAGTTTAAGAAAGTATATCCTTTCAGAAAGAAAGAGGTAGAGAACAGAGTAGTTCCCCAAGTCCTTGCTGAATTGGGTGTAGAATTACCATATCGTTTATATCCATCAGTATCAAGAGTGCATCAGTGGTTAGAGAATCATTCTAAAGAAGATTACTGTATTGGAGGTGAATTTGATAATGAACGTAACATGTATGGTTATGTCATGAAAGAGGGGTATCACTGGAGAGCAGTTATAAATGCAATCCTAAGATATAATGAAACAGGGAAGAAAACTTATATTATCTTCCATTGTGGAGCTCCAACTAAGAAAGCAAATTTTACTATCAAAAGAAAACAAGTTTTAGCTGCATTTGATACATTCAAACACGCATTTACAGCTTGTGGTTTAAAGACTTGGCCCATAGTTATTCTTGGTGCATTACCACAGGATAAAGAAAGGGGTGAAGATATTAAAGTTCTTATTGATGTAAAGTCAATTAATAATGATGTAAACAATGATGTTATTGTTGAAACTCTTAATCAAGAACCAGTTGCAGCATAATAACTACATCACATATTCAAATAGAAGGGGATAATTGACATCCCCTTATTTTTATGTTATACTGAAAAATGAAAATATCGAAGAGTCCCTAAAAACTTTTTTTTAATAATTATTCACCTCTAATTAATAACAATGGCAGAAGAAAAACGTTACAAAATACTACTTCAATCAACAAATGGTTGGCATTTAATTGAAGATTATGCCACTAATTTAACTAAAGATAGATGTAGTCAACTGTTAAATCAATTCATAAATGAAGGAAACAATCCTAATGATTTGAAGGCAGTTTTAGTTAATGACCCACGTTATCCTAATTAACAATGAAACCAGAATTAAAAGAAAGATTATCATCTATTGTTGAAGAATTGGGTGGAACTATTAAACACTCAAGCACTGTAAATTCAACTGGTAGAACTTCTGACAAGGTTACTATCGAATATAATATAAAACAAAGGAATTAATTATGACTACAACACCTATACCATCTTGGGATAAAAAAGAGAAACGAAGACATCAAGTTAAGTCTAAATTCTATTATATATTTTGGGGAATTGCGACAGCAAGTGTATTTGCGGGCCAGCTTTATGTTGGGTCTGGATATAGACAAATGGCAAGGAGTTTTAATAGAATTATAGATACTATAGTAGTTGAATTAGAAAGGTCTTATGAAGAAAACATACGATTCTATTAAATGACATACGATAAAGGATTAAAAGTAGTAATTACCGAGAACACTATGGATAACCTTTATGATGAAATGAGAGTGATGAGAAATCAATTACTTAATAGGATTGAATTACTTGAGGATGAAGTTGCTTACTTATCAAAGGAAAATATGTATTACGAAAAACAAATATATCAATTAGAAAGTGATATAGATAGCTTACTTGCAAAAATATCACGAAGACAACCAAAAAATGAAGGACTGGAGTTTAAAGAAGGCAGCGAAGAAGTTAATAAAAAGAGCAAAGAAAAACCCTGATTTGTATAACAAACAAGACATCTATTATGCAAAACAAGTTAAGAAACAACTCAAACTTAAAGAACGAGAGTCTACAAGTAAAACAGAATAAGGATGGTTCATTCACATTTGAGTGGGATAAAAACGACCCTAGTTATAATTTTCTAAACAATTTGACACAAGAGCAAATTCAAAGTATAATAATGAGTGACATGAAATCTCATTAATTATGAAGAAACACAATCATTATTCTCTTGATGCTCTTGATGAGTGGATACAAGACTGTCTTAATTCTGATGCAGAACCAGAGGAGATTTATGATGCAATAGTTACTGCTATTGATGACAATATCAGATATCATGAATCATGTATGAGAGCAAGTAAGAGACTATTGTTGTTAGTTAAGAGAACAAATAGGAGAGAAAGTGATAATGAAAGTAATGTGATTCAATTAAAAACTAAATAGACAACCCACAAACTGACACAAGCCCCCTATACAGGGGGTTTTTTTATGCTATTATATAAATGTTGAGGGATATGTGGTTCTACTGCCCGAACATCAGGACTATTCAGTAGAGTAGTTATTTCAAACTGTCAGTAGGGGTTCAGGTGTAAGCGATTCCCAGTAGGTAAATTTGGACTCGTGGGTGAAACCCATACAAGTTAGTCCCACTCTCTCAACACATATTATTACATTGACATTTTAAAAGATTATGAAAATCACTCTTAAAAACACTAAGAAGGAAATCTTTGAAGCATATCAAAAAGACCAGAACATTAGAGAAGAGAGAACTATCCTTGTTTATATTTCTATCCTACTATTCACATTTAATTGTCTATTCTAGGACAGCACTTAAAGTGTCATAAGCACCCGAAAAGGTGCTTTTTTTATGCTATAATATTATTAATTGGAATTTTTTATGATTAATTTGAGACCACATCAACAAACTATTATTGATACCTTACAAGAGAATAATAAAGGTCAAGTAATAGTTCCTACTGGTGGTGGTAAGACTATGTGTATGGTTGAAGATACCAAGAGACAATTCAAAAGACCAATAAGTAAGACTATCGTAGTTGTTGCACCTCGCATATTATTAGCACAACAATTATGTGAAGACTTTTTAGAGCATAATCTTGATGGTAATTATAATGTTGGTGTAGATGTTGTTCATGTTCATAGTGGAGAGACACATTACTATAGTACAACTAATACTGAAGAGATAGAGCAATTCTATCATAATAGTATCAATCATTTATTAATCTTCACTACATATCATTCATTAAATAAAATACAAGCAAGTTTAGATATTGAAGTTGATACAATATACTTTGACGAAGCCCATAATGCAGTTCAAAAGAACTTTATTGAAGCAGTTGAGTATCATTCAATATATGCTAATCGTTGCTATTTCTTTACTGCTACACCTAAACATTCAAGAACACCATTTA